CTATTTATTCCTTCCTTTCCCTGGGTTGAAGTTCCAACTAGGGTCAATCCCTGTAGGGATGCTTTCAACCTCGCCTGTTCGCTTGTTTGTCCATTGGGTAACACCATCATCAGGCGCTTCGGTTTTAGCCTTACCACTGGCGATTATTTTCTGGTATTCAAATTTTGACACTTGACTCACCCAGCATGTGCAACCACAGCTGTTTGGCGGCATATGGCTAGACCACCAAGGATCATCAACAGGAAGTATGGTGTTTTCCCAATGCAGGTGCAGCGAGCAGTTATCAAGAACGGGGCCTAGCTGATAGATCAAGTATGGCATAGCCCGCTTGGTCCGCTCGATGCGCTGCCATTGCTCAGCAGCACGAACAGCGCGTACATTCGTCTTATCGAGATAGGATAGTGCTTCTTCATCTGCTCTGGCGTATACGGCTGACCACAGATCACCTAGTGCTTTTCTGGCCTCGTCTAATTCTCTTTTAGTTACGTGATCAAGAAGTGTTTCCAATGCCTTAACCTTAGCAATAGTCACCAGATTCGACCCTTCTATCGATGCCAGTTCTCGTGAAATTATTTTTAATAACATGAATAAAATCCTTTTAAATTATTAACTTAATATATTTCACTCTCCAGTGTCGTGGGCAATATGAACCACTTGCCCAATCACATCAAAGTTGTGTTGCTCATCCTTCGGTACCTCGATAGGAGGGTATAGCTCATTCTCGCTTAGCAGCAGCCAAGATTTAGGGCGCGTCTGTATGTATTTAACCCATAGCTGATCATCGTTGCGCACTACGTAGATGTATCCATCAACCGGGGTCGTTCGGCGTAGGTGAACCACTAACATGTCGTTGTTGTAGATGGTTGGCTCCATGCTGTCGCCTTTGCCCCATACAATCGCCAGATCTTTCTCAGAGAAACCGCGCCGTTGTAGCCACTTACGGGGAACCGCCTCATGGTGTAACGGTTCCATCTCACCGTGGTTTAAGGCCCCATGGCCTGCCGATACATGAACTTGATAGCTTGGTATTAGTGAGAATTCATCTAAAAAAGATACATATACGCGTGACGGTTCTTTTATTGGCTCAGAACATATATAAGTCGGACCTGGGTAATCCTTTGAATCAGAATGTTCAATATCATCTTCATCGAACATGAATCCGCCCTTAGTCAGTGCATCAACAACATATTGAGGCAATATGGATATGTGATATTCAAATGCCTTGGTGCCTGATCGTTTCCTTTTTACTCCCTCCTTTCCAATACTTAATCGTTCCAGTTCGTCCCTTGCCCTTCTATCTGTAGTGGGCATTCCTTCAATTCCAGCAACTTCGGACGCTATAACCCAGCGCGTCCGTTTCTTATTATGGGAATCGGACGTGGCGTCTGATTCTATCCCGTTCCCGTCCGATTCGTTTAACTTATTGTTTATCATTGTGTTTTATCTCAAGTTTATCATTTGACTGAAAAGTATAAACGGACGAAAGAAAAATAAATTCGTCCGTATGTATTGCGTTATCGTCCGTTGCATCTCTATACTCTTGTTAACTTAGTCGATTAACAGAGTTGAGTTACTAAGATGAGTAGTTACAGAGTGTCGCAGAAACGGACGGAAAATGGGAGTGACTGGCATCGTGCAGATGTTGTCGCCGCCTTGAAAAAGTCCGGAACATCAGTTTCTCAGTTGTCACGTGAAGCAGGACTATCCAGCTCAACGTTACAAAATACCTTCCGTGCTCCATGGCCAAAAGGCGAGCGGATTATTGCTACCGCCCTTTGTCTGGAACCAGAAGATATCTGGCCAAGCCGGTATCAATCCCTTTTGAAGAAAGCAAGCTGAGGGGAATGATATGGAATGGGTTACCGCTACTGAGTTGGCTGGTGTTGCAGGAATGCCAACATCAGAACGTCGCACAAGAGACCAATTAAATCGGCTTTCTGATTATTCATCTGACAAATCCCGTCAGCGCGAAGGAAGCAAGGCTACCGAATACCACATCAGTATCCTGCCGCCGGTTGTTCAGGCTGCTCTACTGCGCAAGGCCGGTAAGGTCAAGGTCGGCGGAATGACGCTGGATTTGCCAAAGCCAAAAGCGCCCCGTTACTGCAAAGAGAATTTGTGGTCGCGCTGGAGCAAGGCAAACACCAAGGCGCACGACAAAGCCAAGGCACGGGTAACTGCCGTGCAAGCGGTGCATGCCATGGTGCAAAACGGCAGCAGCCTGATGCAAGCCTATGAACATATATCCACGGAATTTGATATTGCACTTCCGACCCTGCGTCGCTATTGCGCCGCTGTAAAAGGGTTTGAAAGTAGTGATTGGCTGGCCGTTCTGCTGCCAAAACATCAAGAAAGCGCCACCGCGAACCGTCACGCTAAACTGGCACCAGTCAGTGATGCAGCATGGGATTACTTCAAAGCCGACTACTTACGCAACGAACAGCCCAATGCAACCAGCTGCTATGACCGCATGAAACTGGCGGCCAAAGAGCACGGTTGGTCATATCCGAGTCTGGATAGTCTGATGCGTCGGCTCGATCTGGAAGTGCCCCGCGCCCAGCAAGTGATGCTGCGCCAAGGCGAATATGCGCTGATGCAGCTTTACCCACCGCAAGAGAGAACGATCGCGGAGTTAGATGCCCTGAGCTGGATCAATGGCGACGGCTATCAACACAATGCATTTGTTAAATGGTTTAACGGCGAAATATTACGCCCAAAAACATGGTTCTGGCAGGACGTATATAGCCGGAAAATTGTCGGCTATCGCTGTGATATCAGTGAAAACACTGACTCCATTCGCCTGAGCCTGATGGATGTATGCAGCAAATACGGCCTCCCGCGTGAGATCACTATCGATAACACCCGAGCAGCTGCCAATAAATGGATGACCGGCGGTGTTCCTAACCGCTACCGCTTCAAAGTCAAAGAAGATGACCCGCTCGGCATCATTCCCATGATGGGCATCGAACTGCACTGGTCAAGCGTCATTCTTGGCAAAGGCCATGGTCAGGCAAAGCCTGTCGAACGCGCCTTTGGTGTGGGTGGTCTGGATGAAATCATCGACAAGCATCCGGCGTTGGCTGGTTGTTACACCGGGCCAAACCCGATGGATAAACCAGACAATTATGGTGAACGGGCTGTCGATGCTGCCGAGTTCCTGCGCGTAGTAGCCGAAGGCGTTGCCATCTATAACAGCAAAGTAGGTCGAAATACGGAAGCCTGCTTCGGTGTAATGAGCTTCGATCAGGCGTTCGAAAAGAGCTATAGCCAAGCAACGATCCGCAAAGCCAGCAGCGAGCAGCTGACGGTGATGCTATTGCAGGCTGAAGCAACACGTGTCAGCCAGCACGGCACCATCAAGCTGGAATCTGGCGGCACTATTGCCAACCGCAGTAACCGTTATTACCACCCCGATCTGGCCGAGTACGTCGGTCAGAAAGTAGTTGCGCGGTTCGACCCGCAGCGCCTGCACGAAGCGGTGATCGTCACCACCCTCAACGGGCTGCATATCTGTGAAGCGGAGTGTCTGGATAAGGTCGCCTTTGGCGATACCCAGCAAGCCCGCGAACACAAACGCAAGCGCACCCAGTTCGTCAAGGCCAACAAGCAGGCCGCGCTGGCCAAGCAAGGCATGTCTGCACTCGAAGCTGCTGCCCTGCTACCCAGCATTACCGATGAAGAAGCACCCGAAACCAAAGTCGTGGAGATGGTTCGCCCAGCCTCTATTGGCAATGCCGCACTCGCTGTGCAGCCAAACAACCAATTTCTGAACCAGAACAATTCGGAAGTAGCGCCCGTCATCGACTACGAAGCCCGCTTTCAAGCGAGTGTCGCAGCCATGGCAGAGCAGAATAAAAAGCGCCTGTAGCCGGAATTTAAACCAAAAAAAAGCGGCCATTGTGGCCGCATGAAAGGAGTCTCGATATGACAAACATAGTCTCACTTGACCAAAACAGCAACAGCGATGTACTGGTACGAGTCAGTAATTTAATTGAATCAAAAGTAGTCACTCAGGCCCAAATTGCTAAAGAAACCAGCGTTAGCCCATCCACCATCAACCAACTGCTGAACGGCAATTACAAGGCCGATCCGGCGGCCATGTTGCAGAAGCTTGGCAACTGGCTGACAGCCCGCGAGCAACGTCATAGCGCCCCCCGCGATCCGGGCTTTGTGCTGACAGAAACCGCCAAGCAGATCGCTGCCGACATGACCTATGCCCACATGACTCAATCGATTGCGGTAATCCATGGCGCATCCGGTGTCGGTAAAACATTGGCTCTGAAAGCATACCAACAGAATAACAACAACGTATGGGTGATCACCGCCAGCCCTAGCCGCGCCACCATGACCGAGTGCCTCTATGAGTTGGCCATGGAACTGGGCATGGAGAACGCCCCGCGTCTGCGTGGCCCGCTGGCTCGTGCACTGCGCCGCAAACTGCGCAACACCCAGGGGTTGATCGTGGTTGATGAAGCCGATCACCTCGACCGCCCAACCCTCGAAGAGCTGCGCATTCTGCAAGAAGAAGTCGACGTCGGCATGGTGCTGGTCGGCAATAGTCGGGTTTATACCCAGCTGACCGGCGGCCACCGCAGTGAAGACTTCGCACGTCTCTATTCACGCATTGCCAAGAAACGCGCACTGACCAAATGCAAGAAGGCCGATGTCATGGCCATCGCCTCTGCCTGGAGCGTAACCGGCAGTGCAGAACGCGACCTGCTGTTGCAGATCAGCGAACGTCCGGGCGGCCTGCGGATGGTCAGCAAGATCTTGAAACTGGCTGTCATGTACTCCGGCGGTGAACCGCTGAGCGAACAGTTGCTGCGCCATGCCTTTAACGAACTGGAAGGGGAGTAAGTAAATGCCAGCCACTGAACAGCAAGAGCAACTACTGGCCCATTTTGAAATCGCCAGAGGGTTGCTGATCGAAATGCGCATGATCGTTGAAACCAACCGCAGCCTCTATCTGGTGTTTGGTAACGACTTAGACGCGCTGCATTGCGATGACCAACTGCGCCGCATTGATAACGTTCTGAACTGGAAAGTAGGCGTGTAAGCGCCAGAGCAAATATCAACCCAGCCCTGCTGCATGGGGCATTTAAAGAGCTGGAGAAAAACGATGAGAACTGCTGATCGCATTACTGCACGAGCCAATGCAGCACGGCTGCATCAATGGCTGAAAGAGAAAGGCATCGAAGTGTTGGAACGCAAGGTAATTGGTCGCGTCGGAATGCTGACGATAGACAGACCATTGCCTGCTGATCTGGCTGGTAACGTCACTTTGGTACACGAAAACGTAGGCGGCCTGACACGCCGCACATGGGCCGCTCGTCTGGGTGGCTGTTACGTCAACTGGAGGGAGTGCTAATGCCAAGTTTTGAACGTGTATTCCGAAATATTGATCTGCTGCTGGCTAAAACCGATGAGGAGCGCGCCTACCTAAAAGGTAAGCACGCTGGACTAGACAGAGGTCGCAAGCAGGCTGTGGTGGTTTTCATCATCGCCATCATTGTCATGAAGTTATTTGAAGCCCTGTAAGGAGGTCACGATGGAACACGATCGCTATCAGGCCTATGTCGCGGTGTTGAAGGCTAACGGAAATGCGCTGACGTTCATCGCGCCTTGCTGTGGAAAGTCTATCCAGACTCAGGCGGCAGTAGACGATGAAACATGGACACCTCTGGCCTGTTGCCCTTATTGCGGAACGCTGTTCCGGAAGATTGTTACCAAGACCTCAGCCAAGGCAGTGCTCTTGGCTGAAGGAGAACCGTTATGAACATGGCAAATACCACGGAAGCTGATTTCTGGGTAGCTGCGTTCTGGAGAGCCGTTATGAATATGACAAATACCACTACCACTGAATTGGAGAAAACAAAAATGACTAACCAAACCGAAAACATGCGCCAGAACGCCCAAGGCCACCTTGTGCCAGAAAGCCTGATTAAGCCACTCGACCTGCTGCGTGATGAGGTGGTGCTCAAGCAGGTGGCCAAGGCTAAGGAACTGCAGCTGCATATGCAGGCCGCCAAGGTGCAGATGCAGCAAGAGATTGCCGACTATCTTGACCTCAGCGCCAGTGAATACGGCGTCAGCTACGGCGGGGCAAAGGGAAACATCACCTTGTCCTCGTTCGACGGTCAATTCAAGGTTGAACGGACCATCGGTGAGCACCGAATTTTTGATGAACGGATCCAGGCCGCCAAGGCGCAAATCGATGCCTGCATTGAGCGCTATTCAGCGGGTTCAAGCGCCGAGATCCGCGCCCTGGTAGACCACGCATTCCGCGTCAACAAGCAAGGCCGGATTGATGTGAACCAGGTGCTCTCTCTGCGTCAGCTGGATATTGACGATCCGGAGTGGCGTGAAGCGATGGACGCTATCGCCGATGCAATCACCACCGTGGCAAAAACCGAATACATCCGCCTGTACCAGCGCTCGCCGATTGGCAAGTACATGGTGATCTCTCTCGATTGGGCAAAGTTGTGAAGTGCGGAATGTTGACTCTTACAGCAGAGAGAGAAAAGGACGATGAAATTTGAAACCCGATATGGCCCGCTGCACATCACCCGTCACGCCTTCCAGCGCTGGGTTGAACGTACTGGCCGCAGCGAAATCGACATGCTGGGCGCCCTGTCACGGGCATGGCGCCCCAGCAAACGGCAACTGCGCCGGATCCAGCGACGTGAAGCGGGCTGGAACCCACGCCGAATTCTGGAGTGTGACCACGCCTATTTCATCCTGCGATGTGGCTGCATCGTCACCGTGTATGACAAAAGCAACAGGGGTTTAAACGATGAATAACCGAATATTGAACAAAGACCTCATTAAGGAGCGTCCGATTATTTTCAACAAGGAAATGGTGAAGGCCATTCTTGATGACCGTAAAACTCAGACGAGACGCTTGGTAAATGATAATCACACCAAAGCGATTGAGTTTATGGGTGGAAGCAACGAAGAGAATGATGAATTCGAATTCGTTGGACTTAACTATGGTAAATGGGGTGATGACAGTAATGAACATGGGCCTGAATGGTTAGTGTCATGTACTGAGTATCCAGAGGAAGGCGTTTTACCCATCGGTCAACTACTTGGTGCAGTAGGTGAACGCCTATGGGTTCGTGAAACGTTTCAGGGGCCGTTAGTCGATGAATCTCTGCTGGAAGAATTCCGAGAGGATGCAAACAAGTTCAAGACTCCAAAATACTGCGAATACGCAGCAGATGGTGGCGCAAAGCCTGAATACTTCGACCTTGACGATAATCTGCGGCATGGCTGGCGTCCATCTATCCATATGCCGCGCTGGGCATCACGCATAACACTGGAAATCACTGACGTTCGCGTTGAGCGTTTGAATGCCATTAGCGAAGAAGATGCGTTGGCTGAGGGCATGGATAACGGGACATCTGATGCGGCTATGACTGCTGGTTGGTACGAAAAACCACAACGAGCATTCCAACGCCTATGGGAGCAGCTTTATGGCGAAGAAAGCTGGTCGAGTAATCCATGGGTATGGGTCGTCGAGTTCAAGCGCGTAGAAGGTGGTGCAGCATGAGTCGCATGAAAATAAGCCTGACCAACCATGGAGCTAAACAAAACGGTGAAATCACCCGTTTCGATGTGCTCGCAAGATGCCCGCATTGTGACAATGAAACCAAAGTTACTCAGGACGAACTGAGGAACGAAAGCGTGTCATGTCAGCACTGCGATGAAGAATTCGAAATTTATCTGGGGGACTAATGGCCATGGATGAATTAACCATCAAAGAAAAGATAGCTCTGTATCTGTATCGCCGTGGTGAGTGGTTAACCACAAAGCAAATCGCCCACAACTTGTGTCTGGAAAACGCTCAGGTTTATCGCTCAATGCTGAATATTCTGAGTGATGAAAAACTGGATGCAGACCAGAAGGATGCCCAGAAAAATGATTTTTCATATGGCGACACTGAGTTGGTTTATCGCGTGTTTGATATTAGCGAGGAACTGAAACAAAAAGCTTATCTGATAAGAATGCCTGTGCGTACAGAAACCATCCGCATGGTGACGCCGGGTGATATTGACATTAACAGCATGGTTAAACATCACAATCCACTGTGGCATCTCATCACATGCCATCGAAATGGGGGTTTAGCATGACCATTACAGCCGCCCAGTGGAAACAAATTTCTGATCGCCTTAAATGCCAATATGCGCAGGTGGAGTTCTCGCTGAATGGCCACTCTATCACTGTTAGCCGTGAGCGGAAGTCTGAAAGCATCTCCCATCTTTGCGTCTATATCGACAGTTATTTCAAGGGTGTGTGGATGAAGTTATTAACGGAAATCGACCCAGCCGATGAATTTATGAATCAGGTGGTTAAGCAGGTCTTGTTCCACAAGTTCAAAGCCAGGTACTCCAGAGATCAGTTAGCCAAACTTGAAAAGTACAAGCGACGATTTGGCGTAAAGACCTTTAAGGAAATTTACGGAGAAGACCCAAAGAGCGAAGGATTCACCATTCTGTACCCAAATTTTTCTAGCTCTGCTGTGCTGGTTCGTCAGTTCAAGAAAATTGATGGGCTGACTCTGGTTACAGTTCTAAGAGAGGACTGATATATGGCCAAAGTAGTTCATGTCAGCAGCTATGTTCGCGATGTTCCAGCCACATGGGAGGCACATCTTTCATTTCATGCATATATGAAAATGTATTGTGGTTTCACTAAAGAGCAGTCGATTGCATGGGCCATGGAACATCTTGGCCCTGTTCCCGCCAGAGTCACGGTTCATCAGATAGAGCAGATAACAGATAAGGACGATATCGATGAAGACGACGAATGACTTCAGATGAATAACCAGTAAGCGAAACGGCCATCGCGGCCGTCTGCCCGATGTGGTGATCGGGCACTGATGAGCAGCCGAGGAACAATCCATGTTTGGTGAGTACACACCACTGATGAAGCCCCTGATATTAGAAAAACGACTGAAAGCTGGTCGTGCCCGTATTGATCCGGAGATGGGGCTGGAAAAGCTGTGCGCCCGTTGTGATGAGTTTTGGCCACAAGACACCTTGTTCTGGTCCATTTGTCAGAACGCCGCTTCGGCTGATGGTCTGCAGAACTACTGCAAGGGCTGTGAAGCAGAAGTAGCACGGCTCAGGCGAGAGAAAAAGTCAGCATGACATCACCCAACGATGAGGAAGAGTAAATGAATCCAGAAGCCAAGCGCCTGTTGCGCCTTGTCCATGTAGGCCGCCGCGAATTGAAAATGAGTGAAGACGATTACCGCGCCTTGCTGCAAAGCGTCACTGGGGCAAGTTCGGCCAAAGGTTTAGGCGTTATCCAGCTGGATGCCGTAGTAACCCGAATGAAAGAGTGTGGCTTTAAGGTTCGCAAAAAGGAATCCGAGTCAGGAGCAAAACGCTACTCACCGCCTAGTTCTGCCACGGTGCGAGCCCCTGAGGTGCGTAAAATACGTGCTATCTGGATCACCATGCACAATGATGGCTTTTTGCAAGATGGTTCAGAAGATGCACTATGCAGTTATATTCAACGAATGACAGCCAACAAAAACGGCGGTGTTGGTATCAATCGTGCCGAGTGGCTGACATCAATCCAAGCCGATCGCGTGCTGGAAGCGTTGAAGAAGTGGCATATCCGGTTAATGACGGAGGTCATTCTTGGTCGTGGTGATTTGTTACCTGTTACACTATCGTCACGGTATGGCGCTATGCCGGGTTATGACCTGATCCGGAAGGTATACGAAACACCAGGCTGGCGGCCGGATAGGATGGAAATAAGTTGATTGGCAGTTAAGCAGGGAGTCACAGGATGATAAAACTAAATGGTTTCGGCTGGTGTGTCGTTGGGTTGGTTGCTGTAGTTATTGGTACGGTTACCTATCTTGTCATGCCTGAGAAACCTCGTGTTGATATCAGCGTTGAGGAATCCAATGATGGCGTGGATCGGTCAGAACAAATAAAGGCGAATTTTACGGATCTCGCCGCCAATTGCCACTCAGTACTCAAAGCTAAGTCGATTGTGGCTAAGTTCGAGCAGGGTGAAGCATTGATGTGGCGGAATGAAAAATTGGGTTGGCAAAAGGATTTCTATTTCCAGATTGCTGATCGTCGCGGAGAAACACATCATTTCTATATTCGCGATGATGGACATCGAGAACTGATGGTGTTTGCTAAACAATCCAGTCTTGATTGGTGCAGAATCAATAAGAAAATGCACAATTACTATCTGATAAAGCTATAGCCAGAAAATTTGGCTATTCGGATTATCGTGTGGAATGGTGGTGTAAAATGAGAGTTGGTATCGTGATACCGGTTGGCGATTTCAGCATAGAGAAAAAGCGCCGTAGCTACTTTGTAGATAAAGATTGCGGCCATATTCATCTGCAAATGAGTGATGACGGGCATACAGTCACTTGTAAGGACTGCAACAAGCAGTTATCTGCATACTACGTTCTTGAACTTATGATGGATGCGTTAACGCAAGAACGAGAGCGCGCCGAAGCCCTAATGACCAAGGCGAAAGAAGAAAGGAATATGGTTTGCCACCTGCGGGCTGCTAAGCACCTTGAATCAATTTGGCGCAGCCGTGATGCATTACCAATGTGCCCACACTGCGGAGAGGGTATTACCGCTGAAGATGCACTAATAATTGGTCGATGTAGTAAGCAATTGCACATTCAGAAGATTAAAAACAAGATAGCAGCCATATAATCAATAGCTTCCTGCAAAATTTACACACGATAATTTGAATAGCCAGAAAATTGTTGCCAAAAACCAAGCGCGTTATGATCTCGACACCCAGCCAAGCTGGGTGTTGTTTTATCCGGGATTTGGAGGCGATATGAAAGAGACACACGATAAGCAGACCATCGACCTATTCGGCCAGCAAACTGTGATTGATGCTAGTACCTATCGTCTGCTCAACGATGAAACTGCACCGGGCTGGACTGAGTCACTGCGCTCTATGTTTGACACTATCGAGTCAGTGGTCGAGAAGCACCGGAATGATGAGATGCTGTCGTTTATTATGCTGTCTGAGTTTTGCCGCATGTTTGGCGGTGCGCCATTTTATGTGCCGACTGGCAAGACCCTGAGTTCTGTGCTGCGATCGATTCAAATCTGGAAAGAGTTCAAAGGCAATAACGTGTTCGAGCTGTCGCGTAAGTTCGGCGTTTCTACCCGTGAAATTCAATTTGTATTGTCAAGAATGCGGCGTTCAGAATTACGGAAACTTCAGGTTGATATGTTTGCTGGCATTGATGATGTTGCCGATGGCAAAGGCAGGCGAAATGGAAGACCCTATTAACCAGATATAAGGCGGCCCAAGTGGTCGCTTTATTGTTGAAGCTCGTCATTACATACAGACCCCCGATAAATCACACACTGAATTAAATTCATTACCAATCCAGGTGTGTCATGTCTTCCATTCACGGGCTTATCAAATACGAAGAGGATTGGCGTGCAAAGCCATACCTTTGCAGTGAAGGTTATCCAACAGTCGGCTGGGGGTTTCGTATTGGCCCAAAAGGTGCCGATATCAAGCTCTATCAATTCACCCTACCTCAATCAGCAGGTAATGCCTGGCTCGATGAATTCCTGAAAAAAACAGATAACGAGATGCGCAGCGTACCAAATATCGCTGCCGCTCTGGATGCCTGCGCCGGATATCCTGCTCGTCTGGCGGTGTTGCAATCTATGGCCTATCAGATGGGCGTTCCGAGTTTGGCCAACTTCAAGAATACCCTCAAAGATGTAGCACAACATAACTGGAACAGTGCAGCGACCGGCATGCTGGAAAGTCGCTGGGCAAAGCAGACTCCTGAGCGAGCCCAGCGTCATGCCGAACAGATGCGCACCGGCCAATGGGACAAGGAATACGGGGTCTGATATGGGTCGAAGTTCACCCCAGTTCCATCAAGCCCGATCTCTGTGCTCGCTTGCGGGCGCTATTTCATAAGGACATCCCATGATCCCGTTAATCCCCGCACTGGCGACGCTGGCCGTGCAACAAGGCCCGGCGATGATCCGTGGCATTTCATCCCTGTTCGGGTTCGGCGGCGGTGCTGCTGACAAGCTGGCAAATATCGTGGAGCAAGTCTCTGGTCTTGGCCTGACGGCAAGCCAGCAAGAGGCCGCTGTCTCTGACCAGCTGGCGCGCATCGCAGATCCTGAAGCTTTAGTTGAACTGCAGAAGCTCAAGGTTGAGATGGAGAAAGAGCAGACACGCCGCCAGGAGCTTACGCTGCAGGATAAACAGACAGAGCAGCACGAAACCCAAGAGACGATCCGTGCTGGCGACAATGCCAATGATGAATATGTGCGCCATACCAGACCGCTTATGGCTCGGCAAAGCTGGCAGGTGACGGCTATCTATGTGGTGTTGTTCACCATCCTCAAAGGCTTCGGCTATAGCGATGGCCCTGATTTTGACATGGTGCTGCTGCTCATCTCTCCGGCTTGGGCTTATCTCGGCCTGCGCACCCTGGACGGTTTTGCGCCTCATCCCAAAGCCTCTGGCCAGAAGGTTCAATCAGCGGTAACCGGCGTTGTCTCCCGCTTGCTGACGGGTGGCAAATGACAGACGTATTCGACCGTGCACAGAAAACAGAACAACTGGATCGGGAGCTGGCTATTACCAAAGCGCTGGTTCGTCATAAGGAAAAGCCAGATCAGGACGAGCATGGGAACCGCTTTTGCCTGAGTTGTGGAGAGCAGATCGCCATTAAGCGACTGCAGGCTGAGCCTGATGCGGTGCGCTGTGTTCCGTGCCAGAGCTGTGTAGATACTGCGGGGAGACATCGCATTGGAACTTACTGAAATGGTGCGCGTGTACTGGCCGCTGCTGTTGTGGCTGGGGACAACGATTGTGCAAGCAATCATGTTCTATCTGTCTCGCAGATTTGCCAGCCGTTCTGATTTAGAGGCAGTAAAAAAAGACATGGACGAACTCAGACATGATTTTGAATCACTGCCGACCCGTGAAGAGCTGAGCTCGCTGCGGCTTGAGATGAGCGATATGCGCGGTGAGCTGAAGACGTTGCGGGCCGAGCTGAAGCCGGTCAATCACTTAGCCCAATTGCTTTTAGAGCAGGAATTGAAGAACAAATAAACGGGGGTTATATGTCGTTTAAAGAGTTGGTGATTGCAGACCAGCGGCTGGTGATCTTGCGGTCGCTGGAAGAAATGCCGGGCTATGAGGCCAATGAATCAATCCTTGATTCGTGCCTTGATCAGTACGGTCACAAGGTCAGCCGCGATGCGGTGCGTACCCACATCAGCTGGCTGGCAGAACAAGGACTAGTTGCTGTGCGCGAGTTGGGAAATACCATGATCGCCAAATTGACCAGCCGCGGTATCGATGTGGCGAATGGCTCGGCCACTGTGCCGGGCGTGAAAAAACCACGACCAGAGTGATGCTCTTCACGTTCACCGCCGACCCTGTGTCGGCATTGTGGGGCTTTGCAGCCCTACTGGTTGATAAGCTGCTGGGGTAGTCATGACCACCAAGAAGAACACCAAGAGCAAGATCCAGCAGCTTCCGGATGATATCCGTAGCCAGCTGGCGGCCATGCTGCGTTCTGGATCGATGTCGCAAAAGGATGTGCTGGCTGAGATTAACCAGCTGATTCTGGAATCCGGATTACCGCCAGAGGAACAGATAAGCCGCACCGGCCTGAACCGCTTTGCCAAACGAATGGAAGAAGCAGGAAGCCGGATGGCACAAGCTCGGGAAGTAGCCGAAGTGTGGACTGCCAAGCTCGGTCAAGCCCCTACTTCAGAAGTCGGCAAGTTGCTGCAGGAATTTGTCAGAACCATGGCGTTCGAAACTTCCATGAAGATGATGGATGCCAGCGAAGGCGAAGAAGGCAAGATGATTGACCCCAAATCGCTGGGGCAACTTGCCCTGGTGATCCAGCGTGTTGAGCAAGCGGCAATGACCAGTCACAAGGTCGAGAAAGAGATCCGATCCGCGTTCGCTGCTGAGGTCGCGGCTAAGACAGAGAAGATTGTGAAGAGTGCCGGACTGACGGCTGAGACTGCTGCCGATATCAAGCGCCAGATTTTGGGGATTGCGTGATGAACCACCTTACCCAAGCAGAAAACGCCCTTCGTAACCAGTCAGTGGCCGCCATTATCGGCGGCCAGTTTGATCCCGATGAGGTGCTGCTGCCCTATCAGAAACGATGGATAGCGGATAACTCTCAACTCAAAATTGCCGAGAAGAGCCGCCGTACCGGCCTTACATGGGCAGAGGCTGCTGATGCAGCGCTGAATGGTTCGATGTCTGCTGCAGCTGGCGGCTGTGATACCTTCTACGTCGGCACCACCAAAGACATGGCTCGCGAGTTTATCGATGCTTGCGCCATGTGGGCTAAGGCCTATGGTCTGGCTGCTAGTGATGTTGGCGAAGAAGTATTAGTCGACGAAGACAAAGACATCCTGGTCTATGTCATCAACTTCGCCAGCGCATTTAAGGTAAAGGCGCTCAGCTCTAACCCTGCAAACCTCCGTGGTATGCAAGGCAATGTGGTGCTCGATGAGGGCTCAATTCAAAAAGACTTGGCCGCCCTTCTCAAAGCGGCTATGGCGCTCACTATGTGGGGCAGTAAGGTACGGATTATCTCGACCCACAACGGAATTGAGAACCTGTTCAATACCCTGATCATTGATAGCCGTGCTGGGAAAAAGCGATTCAGCGTGCATCGCATCGATATCGAAACCGCCATCAAAGAAGGGCTTTATCGGCGGATCTGTCAGGTCACCAAAAAAGAGTGGAGCCAGCAAGCTCAGGATGAATGGCTGCGGAACCTGTTGCGTGACACCGCCACTGAAGAAGATGCCAGAGAAGAATATTACTGCGAACCCAAGAGCGGTGGCGGTACCTACCTGCCACGAGGCCTGCGTGAGCGAGCGGCCTGCGGTGATGGCCCGGTGCTGCGCTTTACTGGCACGACAGTCTTTAATAACGCAACTGAATTAGCCCGTCAGGGCGAGATGCAAGAGTGGTTAGATGCCGTGGTGCTGCCCGAGCTGCTGAAGCTGGATAGCAGCCATCGCCATGCTCTTGGTGAAGACTTCGCGCGTTCGGGTGACTTGACGGTTTTCGCACCGATTGATGTGCTGCCAAATACCCGGCGGCGCGTACCGTTTACTGCTGAGCTGAAGAACGTGCCATTCAAGCAACAGGAGCAGGCGCTCTACTTCATTTGCGATCGTCTGCCGCGCCGGGATGGCATCTGGCTTGATGCCCGTGGGAATGGTCAATATCTAGCCGAACAGGCCGCCTATCGCTACGGGCAAGAAGTGGTACAGGTCATGCTGTCGGTTGGTTTCTATCGTGAAAATATGCCGCGTTTTAAGGCAGCATTTGAAGATGACGAACTGGAACTGCCCAAGCACGAGGACATCGTGACCGACTTGGGGCAGATCCAGATCTATCGAGGAACCCCCGGCATTGACGACAGCCGCACTGAGGGCAGCGATGGCAACAAGCGCCATGGCGACAGCGCGATCGCTATCTTCCTCGCTTATCTGGCCAGTCGGTCAGAGACCCATATCTATGAGCTGCATCGGATCGCGAAGGTCGGTGCTCCACAAAAAGACCAAGACAGCCAACGGCAGATGCATCTGACCCGTGGCCTGCGTAACGGAGGCGGATTATTGTGAGCAACATTCTGGATGCACGGGGTAACCCTATTAAACCCGTCAAGCCTGCACTGAGCAAAGATGTCGCTCTTGCTCATATCACTAGCGTGCGCAACCCGCGCCCATCGAGTGTGGCCAGCACCATTACGCCGCAACGGCTGGCGGGGTTACTGCGATCGGTGGTGGATGGCAACAACCCACAGGACTACATGACGCTGGCCGAAGAAATAGAAGAACGTGACCTGCACTATGCCTCAGTGCTACGCACTCGCAAGCTGGCGGTTGCTGCGCTGCCACCGAGCGTTGAATCTGCCAGTGATGACGCCAATGATGTCCGGCTGGCCGATGAGGTTCGCATGCTGATGGCCAGCGACCAGATCCCAGAGTTGTTCTTCGACCTGCTGGATGGTCTGGGTAAAGGGATGGGGGTATGCCAGATCTTGTGGGATACCAACCGGCAGCCATGGCAGCCGATCGACTACAAATGGGTAGACCCGCGTTTTCTACGCCCGGACCAGAACACGCTCAGCGAAATCTTGCTGATCAGTGATGATGCGCCACAAGGTAAAGCGCTGGAGCCGTACAAGTTTATCGTTCACCTGCCGCGCACAAAAAGCGGTAGCATCTGGCGCAATGGCCTGACCCGCTTGTGCGCCGTGATGTATATGCTCAAGTCGTTTACGGTTCGGGATTGGTGGGCATTCGCCGAAGTGTTCGGCATTCCCATTCGTGTGGGTAAGTACGGCGCCAATGCCACGATTGACCAGATCAACACGCTCAAGAACGCTATCGCCACCATTGCCTCTGATGCCGGAGCGGTGATCCCGGACAGCATGATTGTCGAATTAGTCGAGACAGCCAAAGGCAATGGCGGCGACACTCTATTCGAGAATATGGCTCGCTGGTGCGATGAACAAACCAGTAAGGCCGTGCTGGGCCAGACCATGACCACCGATGACGGCAGCAGCCGGGCTCAGGCGACGGTGCATAATGAAGTGCGTCTGGATATCGCCAAGTGGGATGCACGACAGCTCGAAGCGACCATCAACGAGTATCTGGTTAAACCGTTCATTATTTTGAACTGGGGAGTACAGAAGGCCTATCCCCGCGTCTGCATCCGGGTGCCAGAGCCGGAAGATCTAAAACTGCTGGTCGATAGTTTGATGCCACTGATTGATCGCGGAATGAAAATCAGCGAAAGCGAGGTACGGGATAAGTTCGGTCTGGCTGCCCCTGGTGCAGATGACGTCGTGCTGCAGCCGCTTACCGTGATGGAAGCTGCTGCTGTACCGCAGCCGCTGGCCCTCAATCGGCAGCAAGGCAAGAAGCTGGCGATTAACCGCATCCAGCAAACCAGCGAGGCCATCATCAGTAACTTGACAGATGAGGCTATGAGCGACTGGGTTGAAGTGGGCGGCGATGAGTTTATGAATCCCATCATTGAACTGGCCGAACAGAGCGACAGCTTCGATGCGTTCAATGCCGGATTGCTGGAATTACAGGAGCAGTTAAGCGCGGCCGAGTTCACCAAGCAGCTGGCCGATTACATGTTCCGTATGCGTGGCCTGGGAGATGCCCAAGATGCCTGAGCCAACCGCATCAGTCTTCCCGCCCAAGGAGGCGCTGAACTGGTTCAAAAAAAAGAGCATCACACCGGGGTTCGATTATCGTGACGTGTGGAAGGAGGAGCACAGCAACGCTTTTACCGTCGCTAAGATGCTGAATGCAGATCTGCTGACTGAAGTTCGGAGGATGGTCGAACAGGCACTGGAAGAGGGACAGACCTTTTCCCAGTTCCAGGCTGCGATTAAACCCCTGTTGATCAAGTCTGGATGGTGGGGCATCCAGACCATGGATGATCCGATGACGGGTGAAACCAAGCCGGTGCAACTGGGCAGTGAAGGTCGGTTAAAGACCATCTACCGAACCAACATGCGCACTGCTCGCGCCGCTGGACAGTGGGAGCGCATCGAGCGAACCAAACGGGCCATGCCCTATTTGCTCTACCAGAACGGACCGGCCAAGGAGCATCGGGCTATCCATGTCAGCTGGAATGGTATCGCCCTGCCGGTTGATGACCCATGGTGGCAAAGTCACATGCCGCCCAACGGTTGGGGATGTCATTGCTGGGTGAGTCAGATCTCGAAGTTTGAATATGCCAAGCTGCAGGACAAGAGCGGGATTAAATTCACGGCTCCGGATGATGGCACCCGCGAATGGGTGAACAAACGAACCGGTGATGTAGAAGTGATCCCGACCGGCATCGAGCCGGGATGGAACTACAATCCAGGGCAAGGCCGTCAGCAAGCGATGAAACTCGACTTGGCAGCCAAGGAAAAAATAATGCGTCAGGCGCTCTCAGCGCCTCTGTAAGCGTTTTTGGCTACCAGCGTATGAGTTAGAATGCGTCCGTTGAATCTGGTGCTGTTTAAATGTGGTTTAAAGATGGTGTGTGGTGGTGTTAATGCTGTGATTTTGCATTCACTCCATCATCCCATCTTGCCAGCCTGAAAAACCCGTGTACCCTGTTGATGCTCGGTCATCACATCATGATGACCAAAACGTGCAGTTCCCCATCGCCAACACCCTCTTAAGTTAAACCTGCAATCAAAGCGAAAACCGTCATTACACCCAGTTGCATCAACTCCACGAGAATCGACTCGTCCACATAATTTTATTCAACCCACTCAGCCAACTGGCGGGAGGTTGCTATGTAACGGAGCGAGTCATGCCCAAGACCTATCTAGCCCTTTGCTTCGACATGTCACGTCAGGAAGTTCGTGACGAAAAGGTCTGGCTTCCGCTCATCCCGGCTGGTGTTTTCCCGGGTGAGGATGGTCGAGTTTGGAACAACAGCAATCCCGATGCTGTGGTGGCCTCGTTTACCAAAAAACGTCCGTTCGACATCGAACATTCAACTCATATCAAAGGCCCATTGGGTGAGCCAGCGCCAGCTGTAGGCTGGATCCTAGCACTCGAAAATATGGCTGGCGAAGTCTGGGGAATGGTGGAGTGGAATAGCGAAGGTCGAGAAATACTGGAGAAGAAGGAGTACGCCTTTTATTCACCAGCATTCAACTATGACGCGAAAGGGACAGTAAAAGCGATTGCTAGTGCTGGCCTGACTAATGAACCGAACATCGAACAATTACCTGCACTGAATCGCAAGGAGTCTGAAATGCCATTGCCCATCGAACTGACCCAAGCATTGGGTCTGGGAGCCGATGCGGAAATCACCGCCGCGCTTACCGCGATCAACAGCCTGAAGACAGATCATCAGCTTGCCCTTAATCGAGCTAACAGTCTGCAACCTGATCTGACGAAGTTCATTCCAAAAGAAACCTATCAGCTGGCATTGAACCGTGCTGAATCTGCAGAAGCCAAAGTGCAAGAAACCGAAACTGCCAAGCTTGAAGCAATAGTCGATGACGCTATCGCCGTTGGTAAGGTTGCCCCGGCCGACAAGGGAATGTTCCTTGGCATGTGCCGAGCTGAAGGCGGTGTTGAGCAATTCAAACAATTCGTGGCCCGCGCCCCGATCATTGCTGATTCTGACCCTGTGAAAGGGAAAACAGATCAGCAGGATGGCGAGCTGAGCAAAGATGAACTGGCTATGTGTCGTGCTGCAGGCGTCAAGCCTGAATCCTGGAAAGCCAATCGCCACCACAAGCCTGCCTATTAATCGGAGAATCTGACCATGGCTTTTACTCAAGCTCAAATTATCGAGATCCTGACCGTTGGTGCTAATGCCGCGTTTACAGAAGGTCTCGGCACAGTTACACCGCAGTGGGACAAGATTGCCACTAAGGTACCAAGCTCAGGCAGTTCGGAGCTGTACGGCTGGATAGATGATCTACCAGGCCTGCAGGAGTGGGTCACTAATCGTATGTTGGTCCAACTGGGATCACATGGTTATGCCATCCCGAATAAAACATTCGAAGCCTCTGTCGTCATCAAGCGTGAAGATCTGGAAGACGACAAGATCGGCAAGTATTCCATGCTGGCAAAAGCATGGGGTCGCGAGATTGGTCTGTATCCGGATAACTTCTGCTATTCCCTGCTGGCTGCTGGTTTCACCACGCTTTGTTATGACGGCCAATACTATTTCGACACAGATCATCCGCTGGATACCACTCCGGCAACGACTTTCTCGAATGTTGTTGGCACCCCGAGTACGGATCCAGGCGCCCCGTGGTTCCTCCTCGATAACACCCAGATCTTGATGCCAATCATCTATCAAGACCGTCGTCCTTTCGCACTGGAATTTATCGGTGCTAACAGCGAATACGCATGGTTCCAGAACCAAGTTGCTCAAGGCGTTGATGGTCGTGCTGGTTTTGGCTTCAGCTTGCCTCAGTTGTGCATTGGCTCTAAGGCTGTGCTGGATGAAGCCAACTATGAAGCGGCCAAGACCAAGCTGGCAAAAATGACGAAGTCCAATGGCACCCCACTCGGAACTATGGCTACAACTCTGGTCTGTGGTCCATCCAATGAAGCGGCTGCCCGCCGAATTCTGGATCGGATGAACCTAGAAAACGGTGAATCGAACATTTACTACAAAAATGTCGAGCTGGTTATTAGCCGTCACCTGCAATAAACCGCCTGCCCCGGCATGTCCGGGGCACTTGTTGAATAGATGAAGGAGTCAGCATGGCCACGACCACGAAGACATTGAACTCCGCCGCGTGGGTGCTGGTATCCGCAGTCGGTAGCGGAACTCTAGAGAACCAGACCAATCAGGTCGTTTTGTATCGCACGGATGCTGCACTCCCGGCTGCCAGCGTCGTCGGCCATCAGTTGCAGCGGGGCCAGCGTGAAAGCTGGAGCTTTGATCCACCTCAAAACATCTATGGCCGTCTGAATCAGGCGGGAAGTGGTGTGCTGGTCGTCACTGAGGGATAAGCGATGCCATTCGGGAAAGCGTTCGTCTATCAGGCACCGAAGCGCAAGAAAAGCGAGGTCTATTGGTCTGGGCTCAGTGGCGTGGTGCTAGCAGCTGATACTGACTACAACCTGGTGACCTTGGCCAAGGGACTGCCAGCGCCAAATTTTGGCACGCTTGCCCCGTTCTTCAATACGCTGAGCGACAAGCTGAACGCTTATAACGACGACGCCAGCATGTCGTTCAAGCTGAACCTGACAGGGACTTGGTCGGCTGGGACAGAAAACCGCAGCTTGCAACTCGACTTTCTTGGGACAAACGGTAACCGGCTGGTTGCTAGTAGAGATGCAGCTGTAGTGAATGACGTAGTCACCTTAGCCACGTTTTTCAGCATCGATCGTAATGGCGGCATTGTTACTAATGGGTCGAGCCCCATCATTCGCAGCAATGGTGGCAGCTATACCATTACGGCCATGCTGCTGATTGCAGAACAGGCTACCCGGCAGACCCAGATATCAGCGGTGTAAACCGCCTTTAATGAATCAATAAAGGAGCGTGAATCATGGCTAAAGCCACTTCAGCGCAAGGTGATAAACCTGTCGTTGTGACCGAGCAGAACACCGAAACGAAGGAGTTAGCCACCGGCACTCAGGGTGAAACCTTGCAAGTGAATACCCAGGAGCTGACCACCGGCGCTCAGGGTGAAGGCCTGCAGCTGAACACCCAAGAGCTGTCCACTGGCACCCAGAGTAAAACTGACCATCCATCCTGGTTGATTGGGGCTTTTGATGTAAAGGCGCGTGCTAAGTCCGGATTCTGGCGCTGTGGTGTCCACTTTCTGAATTCTAGTGCTACCCGTGTGTTTGTTGTGACCAGCAAAGCGGATGTACCTGCTGATCATCAGTGTGCTGATCCCTGTTGCTATCTGATGGTCCCCGATGCCCAGCGCGTTTATAACGAGCCATGGCTCACCGTTGTATCCGATAACACCGCGATCTTGGACTAAGCCATGGCTATCTACGCGGCGAAACAGGACTTGGTGGATCGGGATGAGAGCATGCTCTACAACCTCGCTCTCGATCGTTCGACCGACACCCTCAACGACACCTGGATTAATGAGGCGCTGGCAACGGCGGACGATGAAATCAATGGTCGGTTGAGTCGCCGCTATGTGCTGCCATTGCCCGAGGTTCCGGATCTGCTCAAGCGAATTGCCGTGGTCATTGCCTTCTATTGGTTGGGGGATCGGGATAACCAGGTCACCGACCTGCTGCAGGACCGCTATGACCGCGCCATTAAGCAGCTGCAGGAGATGGCCAGCGGAAAATTGGACCTTGGTCTGCCAACCCCGGACATGCCGCCAGAAGGTTCGGTTGGCAAGGTTGAATTGGTGCAAGACAACGAGCGCCTGTTTACCAGAAACAGCCTGAAAGGGGTGCTGTAATGGCTCTGTCGGTGCAGGTCGATACCCGTGGTGAAGAGCTGGCCCGATATCAGCGCCTGCTCGATCACCTGGGCCGGACCGACTACAAGTCAGAACTGCTGGAAAGCATTGGTGATGTGGTTGAACGCCAGACGCGCCGACGCATCAGCGATGAGAAGACCGCACCGGATGGTACTGCGTGGACGCCGTGGTCAGCGGCCTATGCCAAGACCCGACATGGCAACCAATTCCTGCTGCAGGGTGAAGGTGATCTTCTCGATAGCATCGAGTACCAGGTACAACGCAACCACGTTCGGGTGGGGTCAGCACTGGCATATGCCGGTGTTCATCAAGATGGGTTCAGCGGCTCGGTACAGGTTCCGGCCCACATCCGCCGCATTACCCAAGCGTTTGGCAAGGTGCTGAAATCCCCGGTCTATCAGTCTGTAGGGTCATTCACCCGCCAGATGGAGATGCCGAAGCGGGAATATCTCGGCCTATCCAGTGACAACCAGACCGAACTGCTCGCGGTGATCGGCGACTTTTGGCAAGACGTGATGAAGGAGGCAGGCCTATGAGCCGCCCTGATTTTGGCACCATCGGTAGCACGGTATCCGCCTGTGAGGCCGTTGTGGAATATCTGAAACCCCATCTGCAGGCATCTGGTCCTGGTGCCGATCGTCAAGTCGATCGCGTGCAGATCGTCGAGCGTCACATCGGCCAGTTTGATAAGGCAGAAGAGCTGGACCGTTGGATGAGCACCCGAGATGGCGGCGTTCGGGTAACGGCATTGCGCGTGCCCCGGATGGAAAACCAGGGCAATCAGCTCATAGGAACTATCGAGTTTGCGGCTTATGTGTTCTGCGCTGATGTCTTTGCCTATGCCAAAGACCAGCGAGCAGAAGTGATCGCCGGTCGTCTGGCTAAGGCTCTGATGATTAAGGGCGGATGGAAAGGTACTGGCGCGGTCAAATCCCCTGAAGCTGTCTCGATGCAGAACCTCTATGCCATCAAGACCGATAAGAAAGGTGTCGCGATCTGGGCCGTGACGTGGCGGCAAGACTGGCCACTTGATGAACTGATTGATATGGCAACGCTGGAAGACTTCTTGCGCTTCGACTGGCGCGCAGAACAAGGCGATGGCGCCCCGGTCTGTGAGGCCGAGGTTGTACTCCCTGCTTCAGACACACAGTGAGGAATCAATGGAACTTAAACTAAAACCCGCTACCGGGCTGACGATTAAAAAGCCTGATGGCAGCAAGCTGTCAACCGAGGGTGAAGTCGTGCCCCGCACCAGCTTTTGGATCAAGCGCCTCGCTGATGGCGATGTGGTTGAAGTAACAACGGCAGCTAAAGTTGCCAAGCCTAACCAGACCAAGGAGTAGCCATGGCTCTCGGATCTATCCCTAATGATGTGCGGGTTCCGCTCGTCTATATCGAGATTGATAACTCGCAGGCACTGAGCGGAAACATCGCCCAGGACCAGAACGTGATGCTCTTCGGTCAGATGATCGACAGCGGCGCCGATGCCGGTACCGCAACGCCGTTGTCGGTTGTCGAGATCCCGATTAGTGAGTCGGCTATCGATAGTTTATTCGGTGTTGGCTCCATGATGGCACTGGCTGCCAAGCAGTATCGTAAAGCCAACAGCTACACCCGCACCTTTGCTCTGCCGATTGGCGAGTTGTCGGCGGGTGCGGCGGCTGGCGGTTCATACACCTTTACCGGCCCAGCCACCTCTGCCGGTACTCTCTACTTATTGATTGCCGGGCAAGCGCTGCAGGTTGGCGTTGCAGCAGCTGCAACCGCTGCTCAGGTAGCAACCAGTGTTGCAGCTGCCATTAATGGCAAGAAAAACCTGCCGGTGATTGCTGCCGTGGATGGCGCGGATACCGCCAAGGTTAATGTCACAGCCAAGTGGAAAGGTTTGACAGGTAACGATATTGACCTGCGCTTTAACTACTACGCGGGTGAGCAGTTGCCGCCGGGTGTAACCGTCACAGCTGCCGCGATGACAGGTGGCTCTGGCTCTCCGGACATGGCGGCAGTCATCGCGGCGATGCCGAACGAGTGGTACAACCATCTGATGACGCCGTTCAATGACACCGCCAGCCTGAACACTCTGCGCGATGAGTTGTTGGAGCGTTGGGGTCCGCTCAAGATGATTGAGGGGATCGCATATACCGCTTTTCGGGGCACCTACGGCCAGACCATCACCTTCGGTGAGTCGCGCAATGACTTCCTGATCTCGTGCCTTGGCACCAGCAAATCCCCATCTTCACCCTGGGACTTTGCAGCAAGCTATTGTGGTATCGGGGCTTACTATCTGGCGATTGATCCGGCGCGGCCGCTGCAGACGCTGGTTCTGCCCGGAATTTTGACCCCGGAGAAAGCCGATCGATTCGCCTTTGATGAACGCAACAACTTACTCAAATCTGGGATTGCGACCTACCAGATCCAGCCCGGTGACGTTGTGGCCATCGAACGTGAAGTGTCGATGTACCAGCAGAACGCCTACGGTGACCCAGATCCATCCTACCTGGACATCACTACTCCGGCCACTCTAGGCAAGATGCGTTATGACATTTCTGTGATGGTCACTAACCGTTACCCGCGCCATAAGCTGGCTGATGACAACGTTTTGCCGCTGCTTGAGCCAGGTCAACCGGTCGTGACGCCAGAGTTGATGCGTCAGGCCTTGCTGGAAGTAGCACTCGGCTGGGTCTCATCAGGTCTGATGGAAAACTATGACCTGTTCAAGGAGACTTTGGCGGTCTATCGCGATACGTCCGACCGCAACCGCTTGAACTGCGTGTGCCACCCGGATGTTGTTAACCAGCTGCGCGTGTTCGCCAGCCTGATCCAATTCAAACTCTAAGGGGAGCACCATGGGACAAGTCCTTGGCGAAGTGACCATTCGAAGCAATGGTAAGCAGTTTAAAACTAAGGGTGGTGCCGTGCTGAATCCGGGTGGATATTCCCGAACCCAGCATGTTGGCCCCGGCAAGGTATGGGGAAAAAGCAAGAAGTACTCCCCTCCTAGCATCGAGATGGTCATTGCCGCCGACGAAGATGTGGATGTGATGGAGATCAACGCCATCGAAGATGCCACGCTCACCTGGGAAGGTGATAACGGCGTCAGCTACATGATGACCAAGGCATCCACCAACGAACCAGCCAGTTTGCGGGAAGAGAGTGGCGATATCGCGACCACATTCTTCGGTGACAAGGTTGTGAGGATCTAACCATGGCCGTGATGACCTTCGAACTGGAGCATGGCCTGAAAGCGATGGGGAGTGACAATGAGCCACTCCTTTATCGTGAAGTGGGTCTACGCGAATTGACTGCAGCCGATCTGATTGATGCGCAGCTAGATTCTGAAAAGGTGATAGTACAAAACGGAAAGGCCATAGCCTACACCAGCGACGTTCTGTATGGCCTGAACCTGCTGTGTCGGCAAGTAGAATATATCGGCGAGATTAAAGGACCGTTGGATGTCAAGCAGCTCAAGCGGATGCATGTGGATGATTTGGGAATGTTACAAGACAAAGCCCAAGAGTTGGATATGGCATTAACAGAAGCGCTGGCCGACCGGGGGCGATCTGATCCAGCTGGCTGATCCGGTCATGGGGATGATATTAGCCATGAGCAAATATATCCCCTCAGTCGAGCTGAAGTATTTGCCATTGCGCCACTTGCTGCGCCGCTTTGACCAATTAAAGCAAGCCATCACGCCTAAAAAGAAATAGGAAATAATATGGGACAGCAACTGGTCACCGATATTGTTATTAATCTTGCGGGCAATCTATCGAATAAGGCCCGTCAATATGGGCAGAGCATGAATCAATTTGCTGCCAATAATCAGCGCGCAATGAACATGCTGAAAATGTCTGCCTCTGTCGCTGGTCGTGGAATTGATTCGCTGGGTAATCGCTATGTGGCATTAGGTGCTGCTGTGGTTGGTGGCTCTGCTGTTCGTGGTTATTCCCAATTAGATAGACGAATTTCACGCATTGCGATTGCTGCCGATATTAGCCGCGAAAAATCAAAAGACCTCTACGAAGAAATTCAAAGGGTATCGAATTTAAAAGGTATCCGCATTGACCCATCAGAAGCCACAGCCGCAATTGAAGAGATACTGACTAAAACCGGTGATCTGGATTACGCCATGGCGAACCTGCCGAATATCGCAACCGTTATCCAGGCCACCGGCGCTGGCGGTACCGAAGTGGGTGGCATCTTCACCGAGTTCAAGAAGCTGGCCATCGAATCGAATGATGTCGCAATGCGGGCTATTGATACCCTCAACCTGCAAGGTAAACAGGGTGCGTTCACCCTGGGCAATATGGCCAAAGAAGGCCCGAAGATTTTTGCAGCTTACGCGGCAACAGGTCGGCAAGGTGCTGATGCAGTCACCGAACTTGGTGCAGCCCTGCAGATCATACGCCAAGGTGTTGGCTCTGATACCGAGGCTGTCACTGCATTCGAATCGCTTATCCGCGATATCACCCGCCCTGACACGGTAAAAAGCCTCAAGCAGTTGGGTAACATTGATGTGTTTGATCCGGAACAACTCAAGCAAGGCAAGGAGGTCATGCGCTCATTGCCTGTGCTGATGGAAGAGATTGTTAAGAAGTCGAAAGGACTCTCTACCAACCTTGCTGCTTTGAATTTGACAGACGAGGCCAAGCGCGCATTAAAGCCAGTGATTGCTGAGTTCGTGCAGTCCGGTGATATCAAAGCATTTGACGAATTTCTCAAGGTAGCTGGTGATGGCACCACAACGATGAATGATGCTGCCGTTGCATCTGCCGACTTTGCCGCCTCTATGCAGCTGATCAGCAATAGCTGGAGCCAGTTCTCGAATCAGCAGTTGGCTGCACCGATTGCCGAGCTAGCTGATGCGATTAATAGTCTGGATCCGGATGCTGTGCAGAACTGGTTAGAAACCGGAAAAAACATTGCCTTAGTCGTCGGTGGTTTAGTAGCTGTGAAAAAAGGCGTGGATGCTGCACGTTGGACAAAGGGCGTATGGGATGCCGCCAAGCCCGGTAAGAAAGGCGGAGCATTGGGCAGTGCGATGGGTGCTCTGGGTGCAACCCCTGTCTATGTCGTCAATATGCCAGGGTCATTTCCTAATATGCCTGATGTTGGCGGTAATGGCTGGAAAGATTGGATCGGTAAAAAAATGTTACCGGCACTTATATGGGGGTTAAGAGGAGCTGAGGCTGGATTAGCTATTGAAATGGCACCAGATTTTTCACCTATCAAAATTAATCGCACGAAAGGTCAAACACAAAACCTTGGTGACACTGCAATTCCTGCAGCACCTGGCTTTCTTGATGCCTGGGATGAGATATCTGCGTTCTTTGCAAACAACAATCAACAGCCAGCGCGTGCAGAAAAATCAGCCCTTGATATCTACTTGCACAGTGATGGGCCTATTGGCGCAACAGCCAAGCCAAGAGGGATCTATCAAGGCCTGAATATCAACGTCGATACCGGCCCAAGCTTGATGCCATAACGGGGGTTTGAATGAGCTTTGAAGAGCGTTTAACCGCCTCATTCCGTGGCGTTGAGTTCTTGTTGAATACGGTGGATGGCAAAGGTGGTCGCCGAGCCATCCCTCGTGAATATCCGAAGCGTGAAACTGGATGGACCGAAGATAATGGGGCGGTTCTGACCAATGAACAAATATCGGGGAAGGTGGTTGGTAAAGACTATCTTACCCAGTTCCGCAGCCTGCTGGATGTATTAGGTCAGCCAGGTACCGGTGAGATGATCCACCCTTGGTGGGGTGTGCGCACGGTGCAGGTGGGTGAGGTAAGCCATCGACTCGATAATGAAGAGGACGGTGTCGCTTACGTCAATTTCACTGTGTGGGAAGCGGGCTCCAGATTGTTTCCCTCTGCGGCTATCGATACTGCGGCCACCCTTGGCAATGCCGCTGATGCTGCCCAGAACGCCGCCGAGCAATCCTTTATGGACCAGTTTATTACTGGCATCGACAACATGGGCGCCATGGTCGATACCTTTTTGGATGATCTGGATGAGTTAACCCGTGGATTGCCGACCATGCCCGATCAGTTTCGTGAATGGACCGATCGCTTGATGCGTACCAAGGATAGCGTTGGTAGTCTTCTGGCATACCCAGGAGAACTTGCCCGCGAAGTAACCGGCATCGTCGAAGATGTCAAGGGTGTGGTGACTGACCCTATCCGGGCACTGTCTGTCTATGACTCGGTGAGCCGTCGCTGGGAAGGGATGCGGGCTGAGTTGGCTATCACTGGTGGGCTGCCGTCTGGCATCAAAAGCAATGCCAGCACCGGGATCGCCTCATCAGCATCAACCAGTGATTCTCCGGATGAACTGGCATCAGCTCTGGCGAATGGTGCCACGTTCACCAAGTTGATTGATCGAGCCTCTGCCACCGCATCGGCCAGCGCCATTGCGAGTGCCGATTTAAGCAGTGACCGAGCCTTTACCACGGATGCCACGAATGGGGTGACCATCGGCCAGTCGTTAACCGGTGACCAAGCCAATAATCAGTTGAGCCGCCCTGTGGTGATGGATGGCGTGGTGGGTGCTTCTCGCAATTTGTTGCTCACTGCAGATGATTTGGAGTTGATGGCCAACACGCTGGCAGCCAAATTGGCAGAGCTGGCCATGGATGCGGTTGAAGCAGGTGAGAGTGATGTCTGGCGTGCCTTGCGTGATTTGCGCCTGGCGGTTCTGAATGATAGCCGCGAACGCGGTACCCAGTTGCCGCGCCGCCGTCAATTGGTGCTGGCCACCACCACCCCATCGGCATTATTAGCCTGGCAGCAGTATGGCAACGCCGAATATCGTGACCGTCTTGTCAGCAGCAATAAGCTGCAGAACCCGGCATTCATCACCCCAACCACCAAAATGGAGGTGATCGATGGCTGAGGTAATCACCCTGCGCGTTGATGGCCAGATCTACAGCGGTTGGCAGAAGGTGCGTATCACCCGCAGCCTGCGTGATATCGCCGGGGATTTCGAGCTGAGCCTTACCCGTAAGTTGGATAACCCAAGCATCATGACGATTAAGCCACTCAGCGCTTGCACCGTGCATATTGGCAATGACCTGGTATTGACCGGATACGTTGATGACTTCATCCCCAGTTATGACGCCAGAGAGGTGAGCTGGGTAGTTCAAGGTCGGAGCAAGACCAGCGATCTGGTTGACTGCTCGGCCATCTATAAAACAGGCCAGTGGCAGGATGCCACCCTGGAGCGGGTAGCTCGTGATATCTGTGCGCCATTCAGTATCGATGTGGTCGTTGAGTGTGACGTCGGGACCGCGTTTCCCCGTGTGGCCATTGAGCAGGGTGAGACCTGTTTTGAACTGCTGGACCGTCTGGCCAAACAGCGCGCGATCTTGTTGACCACCAATGAAAGTGGTGCCTTGGTGCTAACACAAGCCAGCGCAGCTGTGATGGGTGCCAGCTTGATCCTTGGTGAAAATATTATGGCTGCTCGTGGCGCATTCAGTATGCGAGATCGGGCTTCTGAATGGATTGTTAAAGGCAGCAGCTACGGCGGCGGCAAGACATGGGATAGCACAGCGGTGGCAACTATCGGCGGCCAGAAGGCGACCGTCATCGATCCGGATGTTACTCGCTATCGCCCTCGCATCATCATTGCCGAGGACGTCACAACCGTGGCCGGAGCCAGCAAGCGTGGGCAGTGGCAGAAACAGCGCAGCATGGGTGAAGGCACCCAGACAGAAATAACCGTGGCCGGATGGCGCACTCAGGGTATGGAAGGCAACAGCGGACCGCTCTGGCGCATCAACCGCATGTGCCCCATCAAGGATGAGATCCAGGGTCTGGATGAGAGTTGGCTGATAGTGAACGTGACCTTGATGGAGGATGATAAAAACGGGCGGGAAGCCATTATCAATCTGATGCCACGCGATGCCATGTTGATCCCGGTTGAAGTACCCAAGAAGCAGGCCAAAGAGGTGACGACATGGTAAGCATTCGTGATGTGCAGAAGCTGATTGCTCCGCTGCAGCGCCGTCTACGCCTGATTGCCGATCGGGCCATTGTAACCATGGTCAATGACTCACTGCAGCGGCAGAACTTGCAGTTGAAAGTTTTGGCTGATGAGGGGGCAGATGATGTCGAGCGCTTCCAGAACTATGGTCATTCCAGCGTGCCACCCGTCGGCTCTGAAGCTGTCGTTCTGGGGTTAGGTGGTGCTCGTGCCGGGCTGGTTGCTATTGCCGTAGAAGATAAGTCTGTCAGGCCAAAAGACTTGGAAGAAGGCGATAGTTGTCTATACCATCTGGAGGGTCACCGAATCATTCTACGCAAGAATGGAGTTCTCGAACTACAAGCGAAAACCGTCATTATCAACGCCTCAGAAAAATTCACCATCATATCCCCTGATACCGAAATTCAAGGACCTTTGCATGTTGCTGGCGCGATCTCGTCAGATACGGATGTAACTACCGGAACTACATCGCTGAAGGACCATATTCACAATCAGTCAGGGGGCGGTCAGACATCTACCCCCGTGTGAGGGACGATGACTACAGCCATTATCTGGAATAGCGGAACCGGCCGGGGAGATGTAGAAATCACCCCGGCCGGTTTGCGTCAGGATGATGGCCTGGAAACCATGGTATTGCAGATCCTTTTTACCGATGTCCGGGCTGATGATTCAGACGTGCTGCCAGACGGCACTGACGATTTTCGCGGCTGGGTTGGTGATACCTTTTCTGACCAGGCGTGGGGCAGCAAATTATGGCTGCTGGACCGCTCAAAGCTAACGACTGAGGTGCGAAACAAGGCTGTAACCTACGCACAAACCGCCCTTGAACGCCATTTAAAGCCGGATTATGCCCGTAGTGTCGTAGTCACCGGATCCATTCCACAGTTTCAATGGCTGCAGCTTGATATCGCTATTACCAAGCGTGATGGCTCACCTATGTCGATGAGCATAAAACAGCGTTGGGAGGCGCAAGCAAATGCCGTATAACATCCCGACACTACGTCAAATTACTGCCAGCGGTCTGCTGGATATTGAATCCAGCCTTGGCACTGTACTGCCTAAGTTCGGCATCGAACAGGCGCTGAATATCGCTGTCTCTGCGGGTCAACGTGACCTCTACGATCATCAGATGTGGATCGTTCGCCAGATCATACCGACAACTGAGTCGGATGACCAAACCATCATCGAAACGGCGCAGGCCGAAGGTGTTATCCGCAAGCTAGCAACTTATGCATCTGGCCCAGCCACTCTGACTGGCGCGGTTGCCGCACCAGTGGGTACCGTTCTGGCTCACAAGGATGGCCGCCAATACGCTGTTACCTCCAGTAGTGCCCCTGTCGGCGGTGTCGTCACTGTGCAAGTTCAATGCTCTGTTGTTGGTGTCGATGGCAACATGGATGCCGGTGAAGTGCTGACCCTGGTAACGCCTGTTCCAGGGCTGCAATCCAATGGCACTAGCGGTGATATCAGTGGTGGGGCGGATATTGAATCCATTCCCCAACTTTTAGAGCGTCTGCTGTTCCGCAAGCGCAACCCACCGATGGGTGGCACTCCCGCTGACTATGTGGCGTGGATGCGTGAAGTTGCCGGTGTTACGCGAGCCTGGGCCTATGGCTCGTGGCAAGGTGGCGGCACGGTCGGTATCGGCTGGGTTTTTGATGACCGGTCTGACATCCTGCCAACCCCAACTGATAAGCAATTCATGCTGGAATATCTGTTCCGGCATCAAGACCCGGCAACCGGTGTCTTTGTCGGCCGCCCTGGTGGTATCGAACCCGTATTCATCGGGCCGACGCTGAAAACTACTAATCTGGTGATCGCTCCAGTTCCGGATACAGCTGATATCCGCGCCGCGATCAACATGAACCTGCAGTGGTACGAACAGACATTGCAACCAGGCGATACCTTACTGCTATCCAAAGTCAGAACGGCCATCGGTAACTCAGCAGGGTTGCAAAACTACGCTCTGGATCTGGTCGCTGATGTACCAGCCGCCACTGACGAACTGAACGTGATCGGGGTTATCACATGGCCCACTCCGTAGACCAGTGGGGTGATGCTCTTCTTCAGCAAATGCCTCGCGGCAAGGCCTGGCCAAGAGACCCTGACGCTTACCTTCCAAAATACGTGCGTGGCTTTGCCAAGCGCTTGGCTGATCTTGAGCTGAGCGCTGATGGTTTGCTGCTTGAGATGCGGCCAGAAACTACCGTCCAGTTGCTTCCGGAGTGGGAGACCTATCTTGGCCTCCCGGAGTGCGAAGTAACCGAGCAATCATTCGAGCGTCGCCGAGCCGCTGTGGTCGAGAAATACCACCGAAAAGGCGGCCTGCAGACATGGCAAATCGAGCAAATTGCCGCTGCACTTGGGTTCACCGTGAAGGTCTATGAGCAGTGGCCACATCACGTGCTTCGTGACGTCAATTATCCCCTTTATCCAGCATCTACTCGGTTCGTTCTCCGAGTGGATGTTTATGGCATCCCTGAAGAGCGGTTCACCGTTCTCGACAACGTATTGACCCCGCTTCGCGGTAACGCACCCCTTGTTCTGGAGTGCGTACTTAACCGTCTGAAGCTGGCCGGTTTCTATTACGACTTTAACTATATAGAGGTGTAACTATGTTTTGGCCTGATTCTGGAACCGGCGTTGATGTAGAGCCAACACGCAAGCCAGTTGCTGCTGCAGTTCGTAAGTTCTTTACTGAAGGTGGGGTTGGTGTGCCACCTACTGTTCCTGGTGGTGATTGGTTCAATCAGATCACTAATGAACTCTTGAACGTACTGGCCGCCGCCGGAATTGATCCGAGCAAGGTCGATGATGATCAGTTGTTAGCGGCTATTAAAAATATTTCAAATGCCGGTAATTCACGTGAAGCGTTACGGCGCTCGCTTGGTGATGCTGGATATGATCTCGTTAGTGGTAGCTTTGAACTGGGTGGTACGGTTACAGACCCATCTGATGTTCTTCTCTACCAATCCACATCTAAAGCGTATCGATGGGATGGCGTTTTCCCAGAAGCTGGAAAGTCCGTTCCGGCTGGTTCTACTCCAGACTCTATGGGTGGCGTTGGTCCTGGGTTATGGCGATACGTGTCATTAGAATTGCTTCGCAAACAACTGACAAGCCAAGGCCAGTCCATCAATGAGATTGCAATGCAATCGGTAAGGCACCATTCGGGGCGGATTAGCTATGCGTCGCTACCACGACTCATCCGTGCTTTCGTAAATTACAATGACGCCACAGCTCTTGTGATTCAGGTTTTGGGTCTCGGCTCCTCCGTAGGAAATGGGGCTTCTTTGCCTGATCCCGCAACACAGGCTCCAGTTGCATATTTGACTAGCCTTATTAATGGGTTATTTAACAAACTGGGCAATAAAAACATCACCGCACATAACAGATCTGTAAATGGCAGTACGTTAACGGATGGTGTCGGTGCTCTAGAAAGCGCATTGGCAGAGCCTTTAACGCCAAAATTAACTGTGTTGGCATTTGGGATGAATGATGGCAACACGGCGATTTATAATGCAGGACAAACTTTACCCTTTGTATACACTCGCTGTGTCGAGATCATCGAAAAAGCTAAGGCCGCTGGTTCAGATGTGATCGTTCTGACCTCTCCTCATCCACACAGTGGGCGTATTTCATGGTCTATGCCCGCAGGAAATCCCCAAGTTTACCCTATCAGTGTTCCTGCTCCCGTCTCTGATGAGGCGCTTGTCCCGTCAGCATCAAATTCTATTAAACATATTGATGCTACGGGCGATGGCACCATCATCCCAGTTTCATATCGTCATATGCGGGTGAATGAAGCAATGAGACGCGCTGCGGCTGATTGCGGATGCCCAGTCATTGATGCTGAATGGTACTGGTTCAAAGCAGTGGCCTTGTTTGGGGAAGATGCCCTATTTAATCCGGGCGAATGGGTGCACCCCAATCTTTTGGGGCATCAGTTAAGCTATTGGGCTGCCGAGCGTGATTTTGTCGAGTCCTTAACAGCATCTGTCATTAGCGGCAATCAACAAATCGATTTCATGCAACGAGCAGTAGCTGGTCTTTCATCAGGTCAGACGCCTCTCGCGCGCAATCATTTTCGGCAGTCAGCAATCAACACCAATGAAGCTGTCGCTCGAATTGATACAAGCGACGGCACCCGTGGTTTGGTTTTAGATGCCCAAGGTAACCTTGCTCCAGTCGATACCTTTAACGGGGAATGGGTTTTGCCTCGTGTCGTACACCAGCGAGCTCGATATGCTGCTACGTCTATTTACTTTGATGCTGAGACAATCACATCTGGCGGTTTTAATCTAGCAGCTGCGATTACCGTTCCCATTGTTGCCGAAGGGGCATTTGAACTATCTGTTAAGGCTGCGCAATCTGGCATCCCACCATTTTGGCAGTGGATCAAAGTACATGGATACAATAAAGGCGGCTCCATCACGCTAGCTCAGGATTGGACCCAAGGCGGCACTATCGTGAATATCACTGCAAGTGGATCTAATGTTGTGATCACTCCAGTAGCCGCTAATACAGACATTCACTACAAATTAGAATGCCTGCATCTATAACGGTGTAACGCTAGTGTTGTGATCACTAATCGCAGTGATCATAACGCTAGCTCTTAGTGATCTAAACGCCCGCCGCGCTTCATTGGGGGGTT